TAAAAAACCATGTACCTTTTATCATACTGAAGAGGGTTATTTTTGTTCTGAAAAATGTTCTAAAGAATTTGGAATAGCTTGTGCTGAACAAGGAGTTAGACGATTAGGTCAATCTTTGGTAAGATACAAAAAGGGAGATAGGAGGGCATCATGATAGTTAAACCACAATTTAGTGTTATTGATAATGATACCCCAATGGTTACTGTTACTATTGGTAACAAAACATATCCTCCTATTACAGTAGAAAAAGATAAGGAGCTTATTGAGAAAGCCACTAAATACAAAAAATCGTTGAGTAGAAAAAATCCTATTCCACAAAGTTATCTATACTGTTTATGGGTCTCGATATATCAAGAGTCAGGTTATGATTTTTATTTAGATCCTATTCATTTACGAATATTCGATTCTAAGTGGAAAAGAGCAATTAGTAATTTTATTTCTTCTTGGAGAAGAAGTAAGAAAGGAAAAAAATGTTAACAATTGAAGCACAGGAAAGAAAAAGGAAAAATAAATGAAAAAACAATATAGATGGTTTTTAACTAAACGTAATAGGGCAATGAGAAAAAATAATCCTGTGGCTAAAGAA